TTGTATCAAATGCAACAGCGGTAAGCGCGATCGTATGACCCCTACCTTTTTTGGGCGCACACCGAAACCCACGACCCCCATCGGGAAGATTTTCCCTGAAAATGGCTCGGCCAAGCATTATTCGGACTAAAATGGATATTTATGGATAACTCTGGAGCAATCGTCTTAGTTCGAGACGAATCGAATTGGAGAGGTGTGCCAGAGCCTCGTATTCACACAAAACTGAGCGATTTACCTTCTCGGGGCGAGGAAATGATTAAATTTTGTGAAGAAATAGGTTTTCCGTTGCTTGGTTGGCAACAATGGCTAGCTCATCACTCGCTTAAATACAAGCCGGACGGCCGATGGGCACACCCAGTCGTAACCCTTTTGTGCGCACGTCAACAAGGTAAATCGACCTTTATGGCGCTTCAGATTTTATTCAGAATTTACATTCTCAAAGAAAAGTTACAGGTTCACACAGCCCACAAACTCACAACCTCAGCCGAACTCTTTTACAAAATCTATGGAATTATTGAATCAACTCCCCGACTAGCCGCCGAGTTCACTAAGAAGCTGGAAAGTAAAGGATTTCAAGAGTTACAGTTCACAGAAGGCCGTCGTTACATAGTCCGAGCCAATAACTCAGCTGGTCGAGGTATTGCCGCACCCGAAACCATTCACTTAGACGAAGCTCGCGAATATAAAGACGAAGATGTCTGGTCTGCGCTGCGTTATACGCAAATGGCTAGTCCTAATCCTCAAATATGGGTTTATTCCAATGCTGGAGATCAACATTCAATAGTTCTTAACAAATTACGCGAGCGAGCCTACGCCGCAATTCACGGCGGTTCTGACGATATTGGCTGGTATGAATGGTCTGCACCTAACGGACTTAAATTTGATAACTCACCGGACTTTTGGTTAGGTGTCTGCCAAGCTAACCCGTCACTTGGTTACACAGTCCATCCAGACAATATCCGCGCCGTATTGTCAGATCCCGAAGATATTGTGCGCACAGAAGTCTTATGTCAATGGGTCGATACGATTAACCCAGTTATCAGTCCGTCACAATGGGAAAGCTGCAAAGTTGAGGGGCTTCGGCTCAACCCTGAATCTGATACTTGGTTGGCTATCGATCTCAGTCCTGATAGAAAACAAGCGGCACTAGTAGCGAGCCAAAAGTTAGAAGGCGATAAATTCCAAGTCATCCTCTTGCAGACTTGGCATAACCCGTCTAATCTCGATGATAAAGCTTTGGCTAATGACTTGGCGGAATGGGTGCGAAAGTATCCAGTCCAATTAGTCGCCTACTCAGCCCGAACCGCTTCGGCCGTTGCTGCGCGATTAGCACCGGCAGGAATCAGAACTGAGCCCATAGATGGCCTTGACTATGCGCAAAGCTGCGATGAGTTACTGGGAGCAATCTCATCTCAGCGGTTAGCTCACTCGGGACAAGATGAGCTGACTAAACAATGCCTATCCGCCGTCAAACTACCTTTCGGTGACGGCGGTTGGGTAATGGGTCGCAAAGTAAGTAATGCGGTTATTTGTGGAGCGGTTGCGTCTGCTATGGCGACTCACTACGCCACTAAAACTAGCGATGGGGCAGATATAGTTATTCTGTAGCACATATAGCATACAATTTAGCGGTAATGGGTGCTATTAGAGATTTCTTCTTTCCACAAGTAACCGCCGTCAAGGTTGATAAGCCTTTAGACGTTCAAGCCGCATTAACACCGGTTCAAATTACCGACTCGGTTTATAACATTCTTGGCGGCCCAACAAATTCAACTCGTCAGTTGGCTATGAGTGTGCCCTCAGTTGCTCGCGCTAGAAATATTATCTGCGGAACTATCGGCTCATTACCTCTCACAACATTCAACCGCATTACTGGCGAATTTGTTGATCCGCACAGAGTAATCAACCAACCAGATCCTCGCGTTGCTGGCTTTGTAATTTATAACTGGCTCGCTGAAGATATTTGGCTTTATGGTGTTGGTTACGGACAAGTTTTAGAAATGTATGCCGCTACTGATGGCGGCCGCGTTCGCGCTTGGACTCGCGTTAGCCCAGATCGCGTAACAGTTGACACAAATTTTAAGAATACAGAAATTACCGGATACAAAGTTGACGGAATGGCAGTTCCGCTAACTGGTGTCGGTTCTATCATTCGCTTCGATGGCCCTGATGAGGGATTACTTCATAGAGCTGGCAAAACAATCGCGGCGGCTGTCTATTTAGAAAACGCAGCTGTAAATTACGCAAAAGAACCAGCGCCTTCAATGGTTCTTAAATCTAATGGCACAAATTTAACTGCTGAAAGAATTTCATCACTTCTTAGCGCTTGGCGGACTGCTCGTCAATCTCGCTCAACTGCTTTCCTAAACGCTGACGTAGATTTGAAAGAATTTGGTTTTGATCCTAAGTCATTACAGCTTGCAGAGGCTCGTCAATATGTCGCGCTTGAATTAGCTCGCGCTTGCGGAATCCCTGCTTACTTCTTGAGCGCCGAAACTACTTCAATGACTTATTCCAACGCGGTATCAGAGCGGCGCTCACTAGTCGATTTCTCACTTCGCCCAATACTTAAAGCGATTGAGGAAAGGTTGTCGTTGCCGGACTTTGTGCCTAATCCTGTGATGACGCGCTTTGCACTTGACGACTTCCTACGCGGTAACGCTTTAGAACGCGCTCAAGTATATGAAATCCTAAATCGAATCGGTGCGATGAGTGTCGAGCAGATTCAACGAGAGGAAGATTTAATTCCAAATGAAAATTAAAATGCCGATGGTCGTAACCGCTGCCGACACAATTAAGCGCACAATTAGCGGAACTATTGTTACTTGGAATGAGCAAGGCAACACCTCAGTAGGCCCGACAGTTTTCGCTTCGGACTCGATTGAGATGAAGCCTGTTAAATTGCTATTGGAGCACGATCGGACTCGTCCAATTGGCAAAATGGTCGCTCACGAAGTAACTAAGAACGGAATTGTGGCTACGTTCAAAATCGCTAACACTATGGCCGGAGAAGATGCTTTAATCGAAGCCACCGAAGGATTAAGGGATGGCTTTAGCGTTGGCGCACAAATTAACGAATGGGTTAACAATAAAGGCGTTATGCAAATTACCTCAGCAACCCTCGACGAAGTTTCATTAGTAACCGATCCAGCAATCGACTCAGCTCGAGTTAGCGAAGTCGCTGCATCAGAAAACGAAGCACCAAAAGAAGATTCTGCTCCGGCAACCGCCGAAGTGGACAAAACAACCGAAGGAGAACAAGTGTCAGACACTACCGCTCCTGCTCCTGCCGTAGAAGAAGCGGTAGAAGCAGCTAAGGTCGAAGCCGCTGCGCCACGTCCAGCGTTCTTCACCACTCCTCGCCTTGAGTTCACAAAGGCGAAATATCTCGAGAACAGCGTTCGCGCTAAGGTTCTCAACGATGACGCTGCTCGCCAGTATGTAATGGCCGCAGATGACACAACAACTAACAACGCTGGTCTTATCCCAACGCGTCAGTTGACCGAAATCATCAACCCACTATCAAACGCAGACCGCCCTGCAGTAGATTCAATCTCAAGCGGCGTTCTTCCTGATGCTGGTATGTCATTCGAAATACCCAAGCTAACTGCCGTTCCAGCAGTAGCCGAAGTAGCTGAAGAAGGCGCAATTGGCGAGACAGGAATGACAAATGAGTTCCTATCTGTATCAGTAAAGAAATACGCTGGCGGACAAGAGTTCTCAGTTGAACTTCTCGATCGTTCTTCACCTGCGTTCTTTGATGAACTCGTTCGTCAGATGGAATTTGCATACGCAAAGGCAACCGACGTAGCAGTTATCGCTGGTCTTGTTGCTGGCGGAACTGATGGCGGAAACCGCACACTTGACGCGTCTGGATTCTTGGATTTCGTATCTGATGCTTCAGTATCCGTCTACAAGAACACTCTTGGAACTGCAACAAACATTCTCGTTAGCCCAGAACAATGGGGCAACATTATGAACCTTGCTGATGGTGGACGTCCGATTTATCAGAACCTTATCGGCCCATCAAATCAAGGTGGCGGCCTTTCGGGTCAGTCCGTTCGCGGTAACGTTCTAGGTCTCAACCTACGCGTTGCTCGTAACCTTGCAACCGCAGCTCCAACTGGCGATAACTCAATTGTTATCATTAACCCAGATTCTTACACTTGGTATGAATCAAGCCGTTTCCGCCTAGAGACCAATGTTGTCGCAACAGGTCAAATTAAGGTCGCTTACTACGGCTACGGCGCATTGGCTACAAAGGTCGGCGCTGGCGCTTACCGCTGGATGGTTGCTTAGTCCAACTCAATAGTTAGGCCCTGTCCGCTCCCGAGCAGGGCTTAACCCCTTAGAACGAAAGGAAGGCGAGATGCCAACAATAGTTACGGCCACAGAGCTAAGAACCATTCTTGGCGTCTCGTCATCCCTATATTCAGATGCTTATCTCGATGACATTGTGGACACAAGTGAGAATCTAATTCTCCCAATGCTCGTCACATTTCAAAGCAAAATAAACAAAGTAAAACTCGAGGATAATGTGGCTTATTTTGAAACTGCCACAATTCACGAATTTACTCAAGGCCAATCCGTCGTAATTACTGGATGCGGATCTCCCTTTAATGGCACTCACACAGTAACCGACGACGAAATTACCGATTATGTATTTACCGCAGCCATCACAAATGCAGACATACTGGAGAAGAACATTATCCCAGCCGGAAACGCTGCGCTCTCTGGATTATCAACCTACGTCGGCAACCCTAACGTTGAGTCTGCCGTTTTGGCTATTTCTGTCGAAATCTTCCAAGCCCGAACCGCAGCTGGCGGATCAATCGAAGGAATCGACTTTGCAGTAACTCCTTATAGACTTTCCAAAAACCTTCTCGCTAAAGTAACTGGCCTTCTCGGGCCTTACCTCGACGTTGAGACAATGGTGGGATAATGCCCGCCTCGACAGTTTTATCTTCTATCCGGACACCGCTGGCAACTGCACTCGGGTCAGTTTCGGCCAACGTTTATTCGTATGTGCCCGAAGCTGTGCAAGTTCCAGCGGTTATTCTTGTGCCGGATTCGCCTTACTTAGAACTCAACACAATTAACGACGCAACTATCCACGCAAAGATTAACCTAACTATTACCTGCGGAGTTGCTTATCTTTCAAACCCAGCTTCTCTTGACAATCTTGAGCAGCTGATATTTTCAGTTTTGGCAGTCATACCGGACGGCTACACAGTCGGCCCAGTAGAGCGGCCATCGGTTACGCAAGTGGGAGCGGTTAATTTATTAGTCGCCGATATTCGCGTCTCCACCTATTACACACAAACCAATTAAGGAGAAAAAGTGGCAACCACAGTAATCACCGGTCGCGACGTCTCGTTGTCTTTCACAGGTGGAACGGACATCGACGCCCAAGCAACCAACGCGGTTCTTACGAAGACCAACGTTCGCGAGACTTATCAAACTCTCGATGGCGAGGCTTACAAGACAGTTAACATCGAAGGCACATTCCAGCTTGATATGCTCGCCGACTGGGGTAAAGCTAACTCAGTATGCGAAGCACTTTGGGCCGCAGCTGAATCCGCACCTGACACAACAATCAGCGTAACAATGACCGCCGCAACTGGCGCTCAATTTGTTTTCCCAATTCTTCCAGAGTTTCCTACCGCTGGCGGTTCTGGAATTGACGCGCAGACAGTATCCTTCACCTTTAAGATTTCAAAGGGCGAAGTAACAGAGACATTTAGTTAAGAGGGAGATCGGGAGCTATGAAATTAAGTATCACAATTAAATACACAAACGGCGAGGAAGTCACCTATAACGCTGGACTCCCTGAGTGGGCGAAGTGGGAACGCAAAACTGGCAAGTCGATTTATTCGATGAAGGATATTTCGGCCTATCAGCAAGCGGACTTCCTCGACCTAGCCTACTTTGCTTACAAACGCGAAGCGGCAGGAAAGCCGACTAAGTCTCAAGAGATTTGGGAGTTATCGGTCGAGGAAATGACGATAGGAGATGAAAGCCCAAAAGCTTCGAATCCGGAAGCATAAACCGACTCATAATTGAGATCGCGATAGCAACCGGAATTCCGATGAGCGAATGGACTGACATCGACCAAGTATTAACGGCGATTGACATATTGAAGGAGCGCAAAGGTGGCAGATGAGCCGATTTCCTATGACAAGCGCGAACTTCGCTCAATCATTACCGCCTTCAAAGCGATGGACGATGAAGCTGTTGATGCGGCTAAACGCGAAAGTTTTGCGTTGGCTCAATATGCCGCCAACGAAGTCAAAGCCTACGGAATCACTCGAACCTTTGGACAAGCCGTTGTCGATCGCATTACAAGTGGCGTTAAAGTTTCCAAAACCTCGAAGATTGGCGAGTTCTCTTATGGATTCGCGTCTCAGCGTTTCTCTGGTGGAGGATCAACTAAAGACCTCTGGGCAGGTTACGAATTCGGATCTAATCGTTATCGTCAATTCCCAAGACGCACTCCCCGTAAAGGTCGAGGAAATTCTGGCTATTTCATCTATCCAGCACTTCGCAAAATTCAGCCTGAACTAGTGAAGAAATGGGAAGAAGCATTTACAAAGATATTAAAGGAGTGGGATAAATAATGGCTGGAAGTAGAACGCTTAAATTATCCATCCTTGCTGACGTTGATGACTTGAAGAAGAAGCTGGACGTAGGCTCGAAAGAGGTCGAAGGCTTTGGCGGTAAGTTAGAAAAGTTCGGCAAAGTGGCCGCTGCCGCTTTCGCTGCGGCTGCCGCTGCTGCTGCTGCTTATGCTGGCAAGTTAGCGATTGAAGGCGTCAAAGCTGCGATAGAAGATGAAGCGGCTCAACGCCGATTAGCCCAAGCGCTCGAAAGTGTTACGGGTGCAACTGAGGCTCAAATCGCGGCAATTGAAGATCAAATCCTTAAAACCTCATTAGCCACCGGAGTCGCTGATGACAAACTTCGCCCAGCACTTCAGCGTTTAGCAATAGCCACAGGATCAGTAGAGAAATCTCAAGAACTATTAAACCTTGCTCTTGACATCTCAGCCGCCACAGGAAAAGACGTTGAGACAGTTACTAACGCATTGGCTAAGGCATACGAAGGCAACAACACAACGCTTACTCGTCTAGGTGTCGGAATTACCGCCGCTGAAGCTAAAACTCTTGGCTTTGAGGGAACTGTTAAGCAACTGGCCAACACATTCGGCGGCGCTGCGGCAACTCAAGCCAATACTTTTGAGGGCCAAATTAACCGCTTGAAAGTTAGTTTTGACGAAGCTAAAGAATCCGTCGGTGCTGCCCTGTTGCCTATTTTGCGCCAACTTTTAGATTATTTCGTCAACGTTTTAATTCCTAAATTTCAAGAAGCAAAACGAGCCGCAGTTGATCCAATTATCGAAGCCTTTAGAAATAACGAACAAGCATTACGCGACCTTTGGGCTTTCGTTAAAAACTTCTTAATTCCTATTTTTGAGAATGGTCTTGTTGCGGCAATTAAAGCCGTTGGCGCTACTATTGCTGGAATTATTACAGTCGTCGCAACTGTGACAAATAAAGTCAAAGAATTAGCCAATGACGTTATTGAAGCCGTTAATAAAATTATCCGCGCTTATAACGCTATCCCTTTACTCCCTAACATTTCAACCATTCCAAAAGTCGGCACAAGTTCTACCGCTATGACTGGCTCGATTCCAACTGCAAATCTACCTTTTGGTGGCGCTACTTTAGGCGGCGGGACTTCCGGCGGTGGCTCGACTGGTGTTTCTATTGGTGGCGGAACTGGTGCGTCTGGAACGACTGGCGGCACAACAGTTATTCCGGTAGTAACCGGAACGATGCCTACTTTCCCCGATGGCTTAGGCGCTGGGGTTGGAATTACGGCTGGAAGTGGATTTAACCCGTCTGGCTTCAGGGCTGCCGACGAAGTTGGAAACGTAATTATTAACGTTAATTCGCCTAGCATTATTGACCGCGAAGGATTTAGCCGAGCAGTCGTAAGCGCTCTCAATGAGTCAACCAATCGCGGCACTACCGGTGCTGGTGACTTTAGGACTACGGCTCAGATTCTATGACCTCTTGGAGTCCAGTCTGGCGCGTTAAAGCCAACGGCACAGACGTCACAGATATAGCCTTGACCAGCCTAACTATCACCGCTGGTCGAACTGACTTCAATGCTCAAACGCTTCCTGCTTATTGCAATTTAACTTTAATCAACACAAGTAACACAGTCTATAACTGGTCTATCAACACTTCTATAAATATCGAGGTGCAAGACTCAACTGCGACTTATGTGCCAATCTTCGGCGGTCGTATTTCTGATTTAGCAATCGAAGTCAACTCAGCTGGATCAGTTGCCACAGTAACGCGAGTTAATATCGTTGCTCTTGGAGCGCTAAGCAAACTCAACCGCGCTCTCTTCGATGGCAACTTAGCTGAAGGATTAGACGGCGCACAAATTCAAGACCTACTAGACGATTTACTTTTGGCTTCTTGGAATGAACTTCCAGCTTCTTTATCTTGGGCTGATTATGATCCTACCGAGACTTGGGCTAACGCTGGAAACGTTGGACTTGGCACTATCGACGCTGGCGAATACACAATGGTTAGCCGTCAAATTAGCGACTCATATATCGCGCCAATTGCTCATCAAATCGCCAACTCAGCGCTCGGCTATTTATACGAAGATGCTCAAGGCCGCATCTCTTACGCTGATGCTAGCCACCGACAGGATTACCTAGAGAGTTACGGCTACACCGAATTGGACGGCAATCACGCGCTTGCCTCTGGCGTTAGTGCCGTCACACGTCAAGGTAACCTGCTCAATAAATTGACTGTCGATTACGGCAACAATTTCAACAGCTCTTACACTTCACAAGACTTAACCAGCCAAGCCAACTATGGCCTTTACGCTGAGCAATATAACTCCTACCTCAAGAACGCCGCCGACGTCGAGGACTTCGCAGACAAGATTATTGCCCTGCGCTCTAGCCCGTATGCTGAATTCCAATCCATTACCTTTCCAATCCAATCCTCTGAAATTGATGACGCAGATCGAGACGCCCTGATAAATGTATTTATGGGCCTACCGGTGGCAATCAACAACCTTCCAGCCAATATCTCTGGCGGCTCATTCTTGGGCTTTGTTGAGGGGTGGACGTTTAGGGCGTCGGTCGGTGGGCTTTATGTCACCCTCAATCTAAGCCCAGCTGAGTTCAATACCTTTACCGAAGCTTGGGAAGACGTAGCGGCTTCCCTTACTTGGGCAACTATGTCCGCTACACTTACTTGGCAAAACGCGACAGGAGTAATTAGCTAATGGCTTCAACTACGATTTTTGGCTGGTCAACGCCCGATGACACGGCGTTGGTTAAGGATGGCGCATCCGCCATTCGCTCATTAGGTTCATCAGTCGATTCCGCTTTGGGTCAATTAACGCTCAACGCTCAGACTGGCACAACTTACACATTTGTTTTAACTGACAACCGCAACAAGTTAATTACCGCATCCAACGCTTCAGCGCAGACTTACACAATTCCAACAAACGCCTCAGTTGCTTTTCCAATCGGATCGACAATTAACGTAATCGCTATCGGAACTGGACAAGTAACTATTCAGGGAAATGGTGGGGTAACTGTCGCATCAACCGGAGCAACTGCAACCGCACCTAAACTTCGCGTCAGATATTCAGCTGCCACACTAATCAAAGTGGGAACTGATTCTTGGTATGTCGTTGGAGATCTTGCGTAATGATTCTAGGCATTTTAGCCTCAAGCCGACCAGCCGCCGCAGGTGATTACGAGTCAATTGCTACTGTGACTGTTGGTGCTGGTGGTAGCTCGACTGTATCTTTTACTTCTATACCTAGCACTTATTCGCATTTACAAGTTAGAATTTTGGCACAAAGCGCTAGAGCCAATACCATAGATTATTTTAATATGCGTATAAATTCAGATACAAGTAGCAATTATTATGCCCATTTACTTTATGGAAATGGAAGTAGTGCCAGCGCTTACGCAACTGGAACTGATAGTAAATTAGATTTCTCTCAATGGGTAGCATCGAGTTCTACTTCGATTTTTGGCTCAGCCGTAATTGACGTTTTGGATTATACCAATACAAATAAATATAAAACTGTCAGATGCCTAAATGGTTACGATGCTAACGGAAGTGGTATAACTCAATTAGCAAGTGGTCTATGGATGAATACCAATGCCATTACGGGAATTAGTTTTTATTTCAGTAATGCTAACGTCGCCCAATACTCCCACTTCGCCCTATACGGAATTAAGAGCGCATAATGCCAACAACTTACGAACCGATAGCAACGACAACGCTTGGAAGCGCACAGAGTAGCGTTAGCTTTACTTCAATTAGCGGTAGTTACACCGACCTTGTTTTGGTTCAAACCTTTCCAAATAGCCAAACCACAGGCCCGTACACTTCCATACAATTTAATAGTGATACTGGCACAAATTACAGTTGGACATTTTTAACTGGTTACACAAATGCTGAAAGCAATCGCACAAGTAATGCTTCTTATATTAGAATGGGCGTTAGCTCTTATCTTGCTAATGCGATTTGTATAACTAACATAATGAATTACTCCAATACGACAACATACAAAACTGTTGTGGGGCGTAATAATTTTGGAGCGCCTTCAGGTTCAATGCAAGAAACTCAAGCGCAAGTAGGATTATGGCGTTCCACTTCGGCAATCACATCTATTATAATTTCAAGAGTTTTAAGTTCTACAGATTTTGTTTCAGGCTCAACCTTTACCCTATACGGCATCAAGGCGGCATAATGGCAACTACTTATGAAGCAATTGCAACTGTGACTGTTGGAAGCGGTGGGGCGGCTACAATTCAATTCACTTCAATCCCCGCAACCTTCACCGACCTTTTAATTAAATTGTCAGGTAGAACTACTCAAGCATCCACGGCAGATTCTATTTTTTTTACATTTAATAGTTCTACTTCTAATTTTAGTTCTAGAATTTTGTATG